TCGCCCAGGCCGTAATCGTCGCGCATCTGGGTGCGCAGTTTGTGGACCCAGGCGGCAGTGACACCATGCTCCCGGGCGATATCATTGGCCGAGCGGACGGGATCGGTCAATCCGGCCTCAAGGATGGCGGCCCGCAGCGCGGCGGCGCGGTCCTGTCGGTCGCGGCCAAGCTTGCTGGGGATGTCCACCGAGGTATCGGCAAAGCGGGCGCTGAGCCATACGACCACGTCGACGCCGACTTCCTCGGCCAGTTTCGATCCCGCCGCGCGCTTCGGGACGTTGCGGCGCTGGCCGCCTGCATTGGCCAGCAGCCGCGCGACGGCGCAGACGCCCAAGTCGCGCTCAAGTTCATCAATCCACGCATCGCGCGGAATGTCGGCGGGCCGGGTCATCGCCCGTCCTTCGGGCGCGCGGCGCGGGCGGTGAACAGGGGTTGGTGCTGGCGATCCTTCGGCAGGATCGTGGTGACGACGTGGTCGCCCTCACGCACATCGACCACGTAGACATGGCCGTCGATCACGACGCCGGTGGCTCCCAGCCCGGTGAACGGCCGGAGCCTGTCGGCGATGCTCCGGCGCAGCAGGTCGATCTCGAAGCCGCCGACCCGCTCCAGATAGCGGACGAGGGCGTGATCGGTGACGATGACGCGCCGCCTCATTGCAGCACCACCCCGTTGCGCTGGCACATGTCCTTCAGGGCGCGCGTCACGTCGTTGATCTGGCGGGCGCTGCGCAGCGCATCGACATCGATGGGCACCGACTGCCAATGGGTGCCGAAGCGAGTGCGGATAAAGGCATTGAGACCGTCGCGGCCGGGGCGCTTCAGGGCACCGGCATCGCCCAGCAGCTTCCACAGGACGTGGATATAGCGCAGATCGGCGCGCGGCGCCGGCGCGTGGCCCTTTCGCTTCGCGCCCCTTGCGGATGTAAAATAGGTGTTTCCATAGGGCTTGAAGCCCCGCTGTTTCAGGGCGTCGATGACCCGGCGCAGTTCCGCCTCGGTCATGTCGGCCATGCTGGACTTGCCGGTGGCAACCAGTTGCAGATCGCGCCGGGTATCATCGTCCAGGCCGAGTTCGCGGCAGCCGACATGGATCATGCGTTTCAGGGTTAGGGCGGTCACGTGTATCCTCCTGCGTCCTTCGCTGAAAAGTAATCGGGTCGGGCGGCCAGTTCGGCGGCGATGAAGTCTTCTGCGAACAATGGGAATTTCTTCTCGATGCGGCGGCGCAGGTTCTGCTGGCGGACCCGCGCCTTAGCCTCGGGACTCCAGCGCCGTATCGGCTTCTGCGAAACCAGTTCCCAGCACAGCGCCCAGCCATCTCCGGGAACTTTCTGTTCCAGCAGTTCGGCAGGGCACGACTGGCCGCGAGGCACGAGGATCGCAGCCTTGACCCGAGCGCCGCCACCGGGCGGATCGGTGCGGGGATGGCCCCAACGGATCGACCAGCGCACCATGTCGGTCACGGCAGCAGCGCCGCCAGCTCGCGGGCGATCTGATGCAGGTCGAAGCCGGTGCGTTCGTCCCTGAAAGGCTGCGAAATAACGAAGACGTGCATCGGCTCACCGGCGCCGGCGCTCTCGACGGACATCTCCGGGCCGCGATCCAGCACCTTCTCCAGGGCCTCTTCGAGCATCTGGACGCGCTGGAACGTGGAGGCGGCGGCAAAGGTCGAGGCGGCCATCACGAGACCATCCGCAGGGTGCGATCAGCTTCGTCACGCGGGAACGAACCGAATGCCCAGTCAAGCCAGACCGTCAGCGCCGTCACCGCGTCGCCGTCCTCCGCTTCAGGCAAGCCAGGAACAAGATAGAGGCCGGCAGGTTTGCTGTGCCGCGCCCGGCGCGAGATAATTTCCTCAAGGGGAGCCTTGGGGCCCGCCGCGAACGCAATGACGCCTTCCGGTAACGGGTGACCGTCCCTTGGCGCGATCTCGATCTCACCAGAGCGATAGCAATAGGCAATGTGGGTCATGTCTCACCTCCGGCTGCATCATCAGGACCGGGCCACCACGCCCGGCCGACCGCGCCCCGGTTGCCCGGGGCGGGTTCCGCATCAGGTCGAGGATTTCGAGGGGTGGAAGGTCAGGACGCGCTTCGCGGCGATGGTGATCGGCTCGCCGGTGCGCGGGTTGCGACCGGGGCGTTCCAGCGTCTCCTTCATCGCAAACCGCCCGAAGCCGGGAATGCTGACCTTCTTGCCGGCTTCCGCTTCGGCTTTGATGATGTCGAACAGTGCGTCGATGATGTGGGTGGCGACGGACGTCCGTTCGCCGATGCACGTGGCGAGGGCGGCGACAAGGTCGGATTTGCTGAAGTTGCTCATGGTCTTTCTCCTTGGTTGAAAAATCAGGGGATCAGCGCAGGCAGGCCGGTGCGCAGATCCATGCCGACCCGAACCCACAGCGCGGCCTGCATCATCAGCAGCAGTGCGCCACCCAGCATCGCCAGCAGCGCCGAGGGCGCGTCGTCATTCTCCCGCGCGCCGACGGCGGCGAAGACGAGGGCCGACAGCGCCATCAGCGCAGGTGCGGCGAGATATCCGAGGATCGACATCGCGCGTCACACCTTCGCCAGATCGAGCGGGACCAGCGTTTCGGACTTGCGCGCCGGATCGATGCGATAGAACCGGACATAGGTTGTGGCGCTGTCGCGGATGATCGCGTCCTCAATGGCCTGCATCGCCTCCTTCCAGAGCGGATGATCGAACTTGTGTTCGCGCAGGCCGAGGATACCGTAAGTGTCCAGCCGGCCCTTGCGGTTGACCCTGAACACCTTCTCGATGATTTCCTTGATCTCGACGGCCGAGCCTTCGAGCTTGGCTTCAAGGAACTGGTCGATCTTCGCCTTGGCCGCGCCGATTTCTGGACCGAATGACGTAAGGCGGGCCACCTCCAGCTTCACCATCATCGTTCCGCAAACGGAGCGCAGGCTGAGGCTTCCCCCGGGGCCACCGACTTTGACGCCGTAGTCACCCAGCATCATGTCGCGATACGCCAGCATTTCGCCCAATGTGACGCGCTTGAGCCCCGCCAGCCTCTCGGACTCGGCCACGGCCTGAGAAAGCAGGCTGACCACCAACTCGTGGGCCAGTTGCTTGCGGGGTTCCAGCGTGGTGACATCGACATAGCTGCCGTCGGGCCGCCGCACAAAGCTGTCGGGGAGAGATTCGTTAGACATTGGGGGCTTCCTTCCTGTTTCGGTCGGCTGCGGCCTGCGCCGCCTCAACCAGATGGATGCCGCACTGAAGGTGGTCGCGGCAGTTGAAGAGGGTAATGTCGAGCGCGCCATCGCTGCAGGTCGCCGCGAAATGCGCTTCAAATTCGGCGGAGCTGATGGCGGCGCGCAGCTGGCGCAGAGCGTCGTGGAAATCGCTCATGCTGCACCGGCCTTGCGCTGCACGGCGCGGACCCATGCCTTGACCGCGTGAGCTTCGCAGACAGTGCAGCTGGCCGAGACACCGAAAAGGCGGGCATTGTTCGTGCCATTCGAGAAGGTCAGCCGGCCACCCGCAATGACGAAGGCTTTGACGGGGTCGGTGCTGGCGTCGAGTTCGGAAGCGAGGCGCGTGGCTGAGGGGTGAAGTGTGGACATGATCGACCTCACCACCCATGCAGCGCGATTTCGACGCGGGGGCCGACGCTGCGGCCCTCGGCGTCATAGGCGATGATCTCACGCAGGCGCACATCGCGATCGGCCAGGATCACCGGCAGGTCGCCATGCTCGGCCACCAGCTGCTGCAACCGGGCGATGACATAGGTCGCCGTCATCGGCTTGGCAGCCCGCATCTCGGTCATGATCTCGACGGGGTCACGCACGCGCCGCCCTCCGGTCACACCTGAGATTGCGGACGGCGGCGACGATGGCGCCGGTGGCCAGCGCGCAGTCCCGCTCGGCGCCGCCCTGCCGGATGCGCAGGATCTCGGCCACCAGCATCACCGTGCCGGCGTCGATATGCAGCAGCAGGTTATCGGGGTCGCGCCGGGCCGCGATGGCGTCAACGATGTCCAGCAGCCGGCCCATTTCAAGGCGGGCATCGGCATCCTCGGCCATGCGGTTTCCGGCGACCTGCACCGCCGCGATGATCGAGGTGTGGTCGCGGCCGCCGAGGAGCCGGCCGATGTCACTGTAAGACAGGTCAGACCGGTCGCGCAGCAGCCAGCAAGCCTGCTGGCGGGCCGAGACGATGGACCGGCTGCGGCAGGGACCGGTCAGATCCTCGACGCTGACGCCGTGATAATCGGCAACGACGTGCAGGATCGTCTCGGCCGAGACGCGGGGCTGAGGACGATGAGGATCACGCATCCTGCGCCTCGCGCCGCCGGGCGTTTTCGACCATCTCGACGACCGCGTCCCGCAGGACGGCCAGTATCTCGTCCAGATCGGCCAGGGGGTCCGTCGCGTCACATTCCATCGCCGCGATGATCATGGTCGCGGCATGGATCACCCCCACCACCCCGAGATCCCGCCCCCCGAACTGGTCGAGGACTTCGCGGGCGATCTGTTCGACCTGTGCGGTCACTGGATCATAGTCAGTCATGGGATTTTCCTCCCTTGTTGAGACGCGGGCAGGCATTGCAGGCGCGATACATGCGGACCCGCTCGCTGTTGACGTTGACGAATTTCACGGCGCGCAACTGCCAATCGCGGCAGTCGTTGGCCGGGATGGTGCCGAGCGCAGGGCAATCGACCACGGCGTTTTCAAAGACGCCGCGATAGACCTCCTCGACCGCCTGCAGGCTGCCCTTGTAGCTGCCGGCCAGCACGGCCGAGACCAGCGAGGCGCTGCGGTTCATCCGCGCGGCGACCCGATTCTGGCTGGTGGCGGCGCATTCGCGGGCCAGCCCCTCGACCCAGTCGGGGATCGCATCACCCCAGGCAGCGCGGGCTTTGGCGACGGGGCCGGTCACAGCCCGCCCTCCACCGGATAGACGGCGCCGGTATTGGGGTCGTAGACCTGCCGGACGCGCTGCACCTGCGGCGCCCTCGGGCCGGACGGCCGGATCAGCCGGTAGCGGGCAATGCGGCCCTGATGCGGATCGGCCTTGACCAGCACCCGCAGATAGCCGGCCGACAGCAGTCGCTTGCAGTAATCCTTGGCCGTTGCCTCAGGGATCTCGATCGAGGCGCTTTGCACCAGATCGCGATAGTCAAAGACCGTCAGCCCGCACATCGCCAGCCACAGTTGCGCCGTGACCTCGCCGTGGGTGACCTTGCTGCCGTCGGCCCGGACGCGCGGGGCGTGGTGGCCGACATCATGGATCAGCTTCCATGCGCCAGCCTGACCGGCGGGGGTGTCGAGCGCCTCCAGATGGCCCGCCTCGGTCAGCGCCTTCAGGTAGCGCGCCACGGTCGAGCGCGCGAGCTGGACCTGCCCGACGATATCGGTCACGGTGATCCGGTCGGGCGTCCGCTTCAGTGCCAGCCAGATGTCCTGACGGCCAGCGCCGGGTTGATCTGCCGGCCTGCGGCCGGTCTGTTTCGGGGCGGTGGTCATTCCACGCCTCCACGAGGCGGATCCACCTCTCCGTTGATCCAGTTGATCGACCCGGCATCCGCGCCGGTGATGTCGGACTTGCCTTCAATCCGAGCGTAGTCGGCGATCTGGTTGAGATTGCTGACGATGCGCCGGGCGACCGCCCGCGATTCGATCAGCACCCGCTCCAGCACCTCCTCAGAAATCTGGAGCCGCGGGCATCTCAACTGGGCCAGCAGGCCGACCTCCCGCAGATCGGCGGGCTGGGCCGGCACGCGGTCCAGTAGGCGGTTGTGGATCCGCTCGTATTTGCGCAACTGCTGCGGCAGCAACTCCTCGCCGATCAGGATGATGGCGGTGCCCCGGCGCCCCTCATAGCCCTCGGCATTCGAGGATTCGTAAATGTCGTGCAGCATCTTCATCATGCTGTCGGTGCAGATCAGATGCGCCTCATCCAGCAGCAGTGGCCGGCAGGACTTGACTAACTCCTCCCCGATCCGCTCGACGTTTTCTGACACCGTGCGGCCGGCAGGGATGGCGAGCCCCTTGCAGATTTTCAGGGTCAGATCCTTGCGGGTCCAGACCGACTTGATCTGGATCCAGCAGGCATTGGCCACATCCTCGTAGGCGTTGTAGAGCGCGGCCTTCGACTTTCCGTAACCCGAAAAGCCGTAGAAGCACGCCATCCCCGGCATGTCCGCGCCTCGATACTGGACTTTGTTGATCAGCGCCCGCAGCAGCTGCACGTTGCGCAGCGGTGCGATGCCGCTCTTGTCCTTGATTTTTTCCATTCCGTCCAACATGCTCTTCCTCACTTCGTCCAAGCCCCCGGCAGCCTGCACGCCGCCGGGGGCGCTTTCATCCGATGGCCGCCGCACCGAAGCGGTCGTAGATTTCACGCTGCGCCAGATAGGTCGGGTGGGTGTGCATCCGGCCCCAGAACTCGGCGTCCTCGGCCGGGATCGCCTCGCCGGCATTCATGCGGCTCTCGATCTCCAGCAGCCGCCAGAACCGCGCGACCTCGGGATCCTGTTTCGGCGCCTCGGCCTTCGGCGCCGGGAATTGCAACACAGCCAGTTCTGCATCGCGGGACGTGTCCGGCACCGGCAGCGCGGGCCGGATCAGGCCGCCGCCCCGCTTGCGCTGCTCGATCTGGGCGAGGCGGTCGAGCTTGACCACCGTCGCCTCTACCTTCGGCGCCTCGGCCCTGGGCTGCGCATCCATGACCGCCGCGAAATCGCGCACGGATACGGGCAGCTTTTCCTGCAACCGGGCCTTGTAATGCTTGCGGCGCCGCGACCACTCGCTGGCAGCCGCCTTGGCCGAAGCGATGTCCTTGAAGGGCGACTTCTTGCGGCACTCGGCATAGCCGAGATAGGCGCCATCCATGCCGTAGATATATGCGCCTTCATGCAGGTCTTCGGGATTGAAGCGGGCCGTGACCTTCTGGCCGGCGATCTCGCTCATCCATTCCGACCAGTAATAGTTCTTGTAGAGTTGGATCTGGCCGTTCGACTTGTTCAGGTCACGGACATACTGCGCCATCAGGCACAGGCGCAGCTGCTCCTCGGTCGCCTTGCGGATCGGGGTGCGGGCATAGCTGTCGGCAAAAGTATCGTCGAGGCTGCGCCCCTGCGCAGTGTGCGACCGGCGGCCCGGCCGGGCGTTGTGCTCAAGGATACCCTCCTCGACCACCCGCACGAAATCCTCCAGGTCGATGGCGCGGGACATGTAGTTTTCGGGCTTGGCATCGGTCCTGTGACCGACATACGCCCCGGCAAAGCGCGGATCCGTGGCAATCTCACCGGCGACATCCCGAAAGGCGCGCTCGATCGGCTTCGCCTGGCCATGGCCGGGCGTGGCGAAGGTCATGCTGATCCCCAGCATCCCGAGGATGCCGATCGGCTCGGCCTCAGAAATCTTGAACCGGAACCGGTGCTTCGCGCCGCCGCTGAAGTCCTTGTTGGCAAACTCCATCCCGTTGTCCATCAACACGCCACCGGGGATCCCGAAATCGGCCAGCAGCTTGCGAAACGCCTGCATGACCGCGACCTTGTTGGGGTCGGTGTCGATCGACCAGGACAGGATCTTGCCCGAATAAACGTCCTGGAACGCGATGATCTGCGGGCGGATCGGCTTGTCGTAACCCGGCCACCAGACGAAGACGTCGATCTTGTGGCAGTCAGCGTTGACCATCTCCATCGCTGCCATGCCGCTACGGTCGCGGGTCTGGGGCGGAAAGCATTTCCGCAGCCCGGCAACCCCCTCGCGCGCAAAGACCTGCTCGATGCGGGTCACGTTGGCGTCCAGCCAGCGCCGAGCCGTCCGCTCTTCGAGATAGGCCAGACCACGGGCCTTGCAGACATTACTGACCCGCCGCCAACTCTGGCTGAAGCCGTCGCCCTTGTACTGGACCCCTTCCAGCCGCAGATAATCGGCCTTGAGCCAATCCAGAAACTCGGGGCTGCATTCCGCCCGCTTCCGCTCGGCCTTCGCCGCCCGATGGCGCGGCGCCAGATAAGGCAGCCGATCAGCCGGATCGATACCTTCGACCGCCGCAAACCAGTTCCAGATTGTGCGCTCGCCGATCTGGTGCTGCTTCGCGATCATGCCGACCGCCACAAACTTGGTGGCGGCAGGGGCCAGCTCCTCGACCTCCTGCAGGATCCGCAGGCTGCGGCGGGCCTTATCCTTCACGTTTTCCGGCAGACCGTCAAACCATGCCCATGCATCGGCCTGCGACTGGCGTGGCGCGGGCGCGGCCTCGGCGGGGCGCTGATCGGCATCGCGCAGCAACTGCCGCTGTGCGCGCACCGGGAACAGTTTCCAGTGATATTGCCAGCCGCCGCCCTGAGCGGCGTTGCGCCGGACGAATTGCGGATGCGCGCGCCAGCCCCATTTTTTGGCGTGTGCGTCAACCCCCTGCCGCGAGGCCGGCAGGTCGGGCAAGACTGCGCCTGCGATTTCGGCGGCGGTCCACCATTCCTGATCGGGGGCGGTCCGGGTCATGATGCGGCGCCCCGCATGGCCCTAGCCTCAGCCAGCAACACCAGCTTCTCGGCCTCAAAACGCGCTTCCTCTTCGTCCGCGCCCAATAGGCCCAGTTCCTCGAAGACCTCGGACACGAAGCGGCGTTTCGCTGCGGCGCTGGCGCGCTTCCATGCGGTTTTCAGGGCCAGAAACTGCTCTTCAACGGGGTCTTGAACCGTGCCGTCAAAGGCCGATTCCAGAGCCTTGACGGCATGCGCGGCACTCTTCGCCTCACCGGCGGCGAGCAGCCGGACAACATTATAGCGGGTCGGCGCGGCGCCGATCTTCGCAATCACCTGGAGATCCCTCAGCGTAACCTGACGAGGGG